CAACATTTACTTTAGATGTAAAACAGGTTGTTAGAGATGTTAAGTTATTAGAACGCCCATATAGAGTTACATTCTCATATCGTATGCATGCAGGACTCGCTGCTACATCTGGATTATGTAATATTGCTGCCGCCACGCCATATCCGCTTTATTCACTACACATGGATTTCAAGAAAGGGTTTTCTATTTATCAATTATACAAACCCCAACCCTATGCCGGTAATTTAAACTTGGAAATTATTAATAACGCGGCAACCCCAACCGCATGTAGATTAAATGCCGGACCTAATGACAACACACCAATGTATTTAGATAATTTATTAGGAATCTCGCAAGTACAATTAGCAACAATTATTAATTCAACCGGTGGATATTTTAATCCTACCAATGACCCAACTGTCAACGGCGTCACTGGATATATAGTATATCTCTATTTTGAGGAATGCTAAGTTGATCCATTAGGCATATTGCTTAGATATATCTATCTATACAATATAAGAAAATGAGTACAAACTATGGATTTGAACCTACTTTAGACGGTCTTAATACAATTGACGCGGATTCTTCTACTACAAATAATATTATATGCGACACGCTTCAAGTAAATATTAGCAGTAGCGTTCCAACGCGCGTCCTGGGAGATAATACTACAAATATAGCGACAACACAATTTGTTCAAAATACTGTGGTTGGAGTTGGAGCAGGATATGTGAATCTTACTGGAACACAAGATATTACTGGGGCAAAATCATTCAATACAGTATTACCAACAAGCACACAAACTCCAACCACATCCACGCAACTCACAACAAAAACATATGTAGATAGTGCTATAACAACTGGAACATCAAATCTCTTGTCGGGAACAAATGCTTGGACTGGAACAAACACATTCAATACAAATCTCCCAACAAGCACACAAACACCCACAACATCTACGCAACTCGCAACAAAAGCATATGTAGATTCTGTAGGTGGTGTATCCCTTTCAAATAAAAATGTTTGGACGAATGAAAATGATTTTACAAATATAGTAAAAGTCCAAGACCCAACAGTATCATCTACCGCAGGAATAGATTTTTTTTCATCAATTACTCCAGGAATTGTTATGAATGGAGCACCTGGAGCAACAAACGCAAATACGGGAGTAAATCTAAATACAAATACATTAACAGTCCCTATTAAAAATAATCAATCACTCGTTAGAATAAGAATACCCATGAATATAGCGGGTTTTGGAGCACCTATTATTTATTTCGGTCAAGTAGATTTAATTTTTAATAGTATTACAGCAATTACTATTTTAAAAAATGGTTCGTTTTATAAAACTGTGTCTGTTTTTGATTTATTAAACTTTACAGGAACTACGAAAACATGGACGGGTTGGTCTCAAAAAGGGGAAAACTGTAGAGCATATTTGGGGGATGTTCAGTTTGAATTACCCATAACAACGGGTAATACTTCTGTAGATACTTATACTATTGGAATTACTCTGGATATTGCCGTTAATGCCTCCGCAAGTTTATATATAGGAGTACAGTTTCTTTGTACTGGAAATAGTAATTTTACAACAACACACGCAACAACTACAACAGGAACAACATATATAAGCACAGACCCCCCAAGTTTTTTCGCTTATCAACTTAATTTTGGTAATTTTGGTAATTACATAATTGGAACTGGAGATACATATATCAAGACAATACAAGGAGGAAGATTAAACATAGAAACAGGTTCATCAATAGAGGTTTTATCACTCGCTAATTTTAATACTGTTTTACCAAAAAGCACATTAACACCGTTAAATGATGCTGACTTAGCAACTAAACTATATATTGATAATGCTATATCACAAGCAATTACTGCTTTAACACCTGCTACAAATCCTATAGGCACAATTATTATGAGAGCATCTTCAACAGTTCCATCGGGATATTTATATTGTGATGGAACATCTTATTCTACTATTGCTTATCCAAGTTTATGGTCTGTAATTTTCTATACTTATGGAGGCACAGGTTCAAACTTCAATGTGCCTGATTACAGAGGTTGCTTTATTCGTGGTTTTGGTTCAAGAACGGTAGGAGGTGTTACTTATACTGCTCCTGCTCTTGGAACAGTTCAACAAGATATGGCATTGACTACACCTGTATCAGGTTATTCAACACCTCTCTCTTCAACTGGATTTAGAAGTTGTGGTGCTGGAACTCGTGATTGTCTCGCAAGGACAAATCAAGGCGACCCAATTGAAAATCCCACAGGTATGAACCTCGCATATCCTACTGGAAGAGGTGGAACAGAAGTGAGACCTATAAATCAATCTGTTTATTATTACATTAAATTCTAAAATTATTATATATTATATTATTATAAATGGAAATCCAAAATATAATAGAAATTGCTGAAGACCGAATGATGAGCGACCTTTGTATTAAGTGGTATTTAGAAACAGATGACGAGATTAAGAAGCAAATATATGATGAGGAGATTGTGCCACTCTACAAGAAAATAAATAAAATCTCAGACTAGATCATATAATGTCAGGAAACTTCGCATACATCATGCCAAAAAATGGATTAGCGCGGGACGCGCGAGTCAACAAGATAGTGGAAAAGATAATTCAAAAAGCGGGAGATATACCAAACTTGCAGGACTATCGCGGAAATATGGAATTGCTAAAAATGATATGCGTCATGATAGAACACGCAGTAGACAATAAGAAGGAAAAACTCAAGATAGACAAAAAAGATATAGTATATCGCGTATATTCTCGCATGTATGCCGGAATTAAACCCGATGAACTAAAGACTTTAGAAGCAAACATCATGTATCTCTGGGAAAACGGGCAGATTAAGAAGAAAGGATTATGGTCGGTGGTTAAGCATTCCGTATGCGACTGGATAGAGCGCAAAGTTTTAAACTAATTGAGACAGGTATTGATTGGACTATCGGAAAGATTCAAGATTATTTAATTAAAAGATTCCTACAAACAATTAATGCGTCACGCGCTGTGGTATCAACCATAACCACACTATTATCATTAGATGGACTAATGGTATTACGCCTATTGCTGTCTCACTATGGTTTTGCCTATTTATTAAAATGGTTTTGGTGGATAGGATTTTTATAGTTTTATATAGCATACAATGCCATATCAAATAAAACCTATGCCCGGCGGATTTGTCGTACAAGATGCCAAAGGCAAAATATTCTCTAATGATCCTCTAACAAAGAAAATGGCAACTAAACAGCGAATTGCCATCGCATTAAGCGAATCTGCCAAAACCGGAAAACCTCCTAGTGCCTATTTTGTTGGTTAATAATAAGTGTTGAAAAGGGCATAGAAAGATGGGTAATAAATGTATATAAAATGAGTGACACCGACTCCCCTAAAAGAAAACTCCACTGTCCTAAAAAGAAGCATGGCGAGATGCGCGAAGTAATCATCTATAAGATTGAGGTTGCCGGAACCGATTTGCTCTATATTGGCAGTACTCAGGATTTCGCGCAACGTAAGAAGAACCATTCTAAGGCGTGCCGACATAACTTAGACCCAGCATCTAACAACAATGCCAAAAACAGCAAGATATATACCGAGATTAACAAAGTAGGCGGATGGGAAAAAGCAACTATGAGTCCCCTGGAACGCATAGAAGTTGACAATACACAGGATGCCCTCATTCGCGAACAGTATTGGACTGATAAAATCCAAGTAGCGCGCCGAGACGCAATTATGTTGAACGTAGCAACTGCCAATTCAACCACTACAAGAAATACTGAACTTGTTAAGTGTGGGTGCGGCGTTGTATATAAGAAGTATTCCAAACACAGGCATGTAAATTCTAATTATCATTTAGAATGGATTCGCAAAGAAGATGATAAATTTGCTGAACGGTTAGAAAAAGAGTTAGACGCAATGCTTGATATATAATATAGAATGATGCGACTTCTTATATATCAAGTATTTGTGCGACTTAGACAACAACAGATGCGACAGAGAATTACTGACTATCAATACGCGCAATTTTCTAAGAAATATTTTATCCAGCAATAATATACTATGTTGGACCATTTAGAAGAAAGTAGAAAAGAACCTAATATTGACGCTGTTAAGATGCCTCGCAGTGGCGCAGACGATGCTATTGATGAATTTTTAGATAGTCACATTGGCAGACTTAAGTTTTCATTAGAAGCATTAGGATCAATTAGCGCTATTGGCATATTTGCTATTTTAATCTGGTTAGTGAGCAAGCATTAGACGATCATCTATAGACCGTCCTGTCAAAATCCATACAATTTTTTTTCACTTTGTTAGTGAAAACAACTATAAAAGACATACCAAACCATTCCCATACTTTCATCATGCTTATTTTTGCCAAGTAGTATCCAGCATTATTCATTAGTTCAATTCGCTTAGCAGTCAAATTGTGCATTCCTATCAAATAACTAATAGTGTGCGGTTTTAATTCAATAGACTTCTTCAGGACTTTGTCTAAAATAGAATACGGCGGATTTGAAATAATTACATCTGCCTTTTCAACGTAGTCAAAGAAATCTAGTCCCATTGCGATTTCGGTGTATTTGTGAGTGTTGCTAGGGAACATTTCCATGGCAGTATTGTAGTAGTTGCCACTACCAAAAAAAGGGTCTAGCATAATATCATTAGCACTAATGTATTCACTAATTATATTATAGTGTTGTCTAACAAGTGTAATCGGAGTATAGAATACATCATTTGACTTAGTTCGCTTTTTGATTGAATCGGCAGTATTAGATTTCATGTATACAATATGAAATATAGTTTTCCGGAGGAGTCAAAAAATTGATGCCTCAAAAAATTGATGCGGATTGCCGAGGGATGAAAGGAGGATAAAAATATACAGAACAGTTACAATGTCAACCACCACTATCCAATCAAAGAAAACTATTATTTGCTCTGCTTGCGGCAAAACAGGGCATAATAAGTCCAGTCAAAAATACCATCCAATTGTGCCAATGCCGGCGCCCGTATTTCTGCCTAGAAAACACAGAGGCGAGTGTGGATTAGAAAATGGCGAAATACATTTTCCTCTGACCCGCATGGGATGTAGCGAGGATGCGAGAGGAGTAGTCATGACAGTTACCATTCCTCTAAGACCAATTATTGACAAGGCATTCTTTCAAGATTTTGCCGGAATTATGAAAAAATATCCTATGTTTGACTGGAGCGGTATGTCATTCATGCGAAATATGATTCATCCAAATAGAGAACATATCAGAAGAGCAATGGACTTAGACGATCAAATCTTAGACAGAGTCATGGAGGACGCATATATTGTCATCAATCAGTGGTACAAATACATAGGCGAAGAGACTTACGATTTGCTAGGAAATCTTGAGTACGTCCCCGCAAATCATACTACATTCTTCACGAGTAGGCACTGCGATTATTAAACAGGAAATCGCCGCATAAATGCCTGATGATTTACGGCAAGCGACTGACTATCACCCCATAAAAGAAACCTACTTAGGGCGCCAGGACTATAGGGATTCCTCCAGTCCTCGTTCGCCTTATGCCGCGCCAAGTAGGCAGCGCGTTTGGCAATATTACCGTGGTCTATGAACGTTTTACCACCTAGTTGCCCAAAATGTACTTTTTTTCCATTACTAAATGTTGCCATGTATCTCTTTCCCGCTCTAGTTGATTTTTGAATTAGCATTATACTCTAATATTACAAAAGAAAAAGGTTTAGAAATAATTACTCAAGATATATTAAGTAATAATGCCCTGCACCCCCGCCCAACTACGCGCCGCTAAAAAATGGAGAGAAAATAATAGAGAAGTTGTGTTGGCAAGTATCTATAAATGGAGAGACGAAAATGGCGATAAGCATCGCGAATATGCGAGAAAGAGTATGGCAAAAAATTATGTATGGAAATGTGCCGCTAAGGAACTCAATATGTGTCTAATTGACGAGGGGATACCCCTCGGCACCCCATTTTGACCTACTTTTTTTAAAAGTAGTCCATTAGCGCTAATGGATCTAATTACCTAATTGATTCAGGGACGAGAAAAACTGATGGGGTTTTGACAAGGATGATTCAGGGATAAAAATATACAGAATACTTAGAATGAACGCACAATACAACTGGATTGATATCATGGAACAACCCCAATTTGATTTCATAGCAAGCATTACGATGCTATTTCCGGATTACGATTACATAGTCAGTGAATATTTTGATACTGACGCAAATTACGGTCAATTGAATGGCATACAACGAGAACGCTGGGTTATATTAAATCAAATGATGGCAATACCAAGTCGTAACAGTTATACTGTCAGAAATCTTTTACAATGGTTAGAAGACACGTTTGACGAAGATACTGGAGAAATGCTACCCGGCGCAGATGATGACGACGACGAATCAGTAGAAGACCACTCTAATCCAACTGCCGATGTAGGGGATCCCCTACTTCCAGATGGCACAGATGATGGATTCGTAGAACAAATAGAAGATATTGAAATCGCAGGAATACAGGAATTTCGCGATATTAGTCCGGCAAAAAATAGAGAACCAACTGAGTGCCCAATCTGCTATGAAAACAAGGTATGCCATTCGCCCGTGGATTGGAATACAAACGCATTATGTTGTCATTCAATGTGTATTGATTGCTTAGATGGTGTGACCGCCTCAAGTAATCATAACTGCCCTCAATGTAGACGCGACTTACATCCATGGTTATTATTTATGAAACCGTGCGTAGGATGCGGAAATAGAGACCATCCAATCTACGCGCGAGAATGCGGCGGCGTAGAAGGATGTAATACTTGTACAAACTGCTGGACTTAAGACCCTCAAAAAATTGATGCGGAATTTGGCAGGGATGATTGTAGTATAAAAGTATATAGTATTTAGAATGAACGCTAAGATGACGCAATTTATGTATGACCTCAATATTTTGTTAGACAAAAGATATGATATTGTCTTGAACGACAATGCCGATAAGTGGCACGGTGCCAGAATCCTAATTCATGCCGATTTCAACTGTAATAAATGGTTAGTAACTAAGCGTGGATTCAATAGGCGCGGCGAACCTGCCGAGCAAGGGCACTACACCGAATGTAGAGAATGCCACTGTAAGCATGGATGCCGAATAAGCAAGGAGTTTGCAGACTTAATTGAAAAGAACGATTATAGATGTGATGTCATAGAAGGATGTACGATTGGACTATGGAGGAAATAGGGCGCTTCGCGCCCCGAAAAATTGATGCCAAAAATCATTTCATTTGAAAAGGACACGGAACAATATCTTTAGTAATAATATAAACCCAATGGAACCCCCTCAGAAAACTACAGTCTCATATACCGACGATGATGGCAAAGTGCGCCATACTAGCATCCTACCCGAACAATTACAATATTACGACAGATGGCGCAAAATCAAGCACGCGTTAGAAAGTGGCAAATTAAATAGTGGTCAAAGACAAAAAGCATATGATGAAATGGACAAATGTGTTAAGTTGTTCACTTATCAGAAATCCAAGGACGAACCTACAACATGTGATTGTGGATGCGTCGTTATTAGGTCTCAATTGGCAAGACATCGCGCTACCGCAAAACATGCCAAACAATTAGAGGCATTAAATCAAGAACAAGAAGAAGAAGAAATGCCTAGACAACCGATTCAAATGGCAGATACAGATAAGATTTGCGAATGTGGTCAAGTGGTATCAAAAGCAAACTATGCGAGGCACCTAAAAGGCAGTCGTCATGCCAAATATATACAAACCAAATAAATAATAAGAAAATATGTGTTTTTTTTACTATTTTGATCATCTAAGTCTCATCATCACTCATCGTTTGGTCAAACCGTCGTTTGGTCGTTTCCGATGAAATGCGAACTCTTTTCATAAAACGGATTTTGGATGCTGTTATCCAAGTTATCCAAGTTATCCTCGGAGGATAAAAAGGATAAAAATGATAACAGCATCTGAAATGAAAAATATTTTTACCTTTTTAAAATCATCGTAAACGACTCAACGACCAAATGACCAAATGATGAGAACTGATGAGTTAAGTTGAATTAACTTAATAATTTCCTATTTAATAAGACTGATTAGGACTATTGATCCTCTAAGATTCCTATTTGGAATATGAGATTGCCTGTTTTGGCAGAAATTCATTTGTTTTGAAAAGGACATGGAAAGAATATCTTTAGTAATAATATAAATGAGTGAGAAGAAGCATCTTTGTATTTGTGGAAGTGAGTATGCGCATGCCAGCGGGTTGTCTAAGCACAAGAAGGGTTGCCGCGATGTAATCATTGAGGAATACAAGCGGACAGAGCAGAATAAGATAGTCGTTGCCCCTGTATTGATTAATAACAGAAAATTGGCAGTTGACTATTTGAATGAGGAGTGTAATGAGGCGCCTAACAGTGCCGTTGAATGGGTGGAACAAATAGGTGATTTTTTCACACTTACAGATTACGAAAATCTAATTGAAATTGGCATCAACGCGTGGAAGGAAGTAGTCATGAAGTATATTGAAGATATGCCACGTAATAAGTTGCCTGTAAGAATCATAAATAAGCAACTCGGCGCGCGATTCAAGTTATATTATAGGGAGAATGGCAAGTGGACCGAATTAGTAGGCAATAAAGCAACCGAGTTTTTCTTACAAAAAGTCATTAGAAGAATGGGCAGACGTATGGGCAATAATATCAAGAATAAGCAAATCTGGAAAGAGGCAAACCCATACTGGGATGTCAATTATGAGATTGAGAAGCGATACATGACCATAGGGGCGTCATTCAATGACTATTTTGAGGACAAAGTAGTGCCTGATTTTGCTGAGCAATTATTAGACTATTTTACCACCACTAGGAAGGGGAACGACGACGACTACATATAAGGCAAACCTACAGTTTTCCTTTGACCTTTCCATAATTAAGATCATAAGTTACTAGTTGTTTAAAAAATCTAAAAATATTTATTAAACAATACTATACAATGCCTACTTTAGAAGAAACGATTATTGCCAATCGCCCCAATCTATCAGCATCCTCTGTTAAGACATACAAGTCTATTTTGTCATCCCTCTATCGTTCCCTACATCCTAATAAAAAAGAGATGGACTTAGAGGACTTCAAGAGTAGTGCAGATATCATTAAGCATCTACAAGACACGCCATTTAGTAAACGTAAGACTATATTGGCAGCATTAGTGGTATTGACAGGCGATACTGACTATAATTCTCTAATGATGAAAGACCAAAAGGAATATGCTGCCGACCAACTAGGACAGAAGAAGGATGGCAAATTCGTTGATATGATTCCCTTCCAGGAAGTAGAGGCGATTTTGAAGAGATATGCCGCGGAGGCAAAACCTCTAATTAAACAGGCAACCCATAGTCCTGCCGATTTACAGAAGATACAGAGTTTTATTATTTTGGCATTGACGGGCGGTATTTTCATGGAACCTAGGAGAAGTGCCGATTGGATTATGAAAGTCCGCAACTATGACGAGAAGGAGGATAATTACTTAGATTTGAAGAAAAAGGTATTTGTATTTAATCATTTCAAGACAGTCAAAAAAATGGGGCAGCAGACGATTCCGGTAGACCCCCCCCTGATGAAAATTCTCAAGAAATGGATTTCCATAAATGGCAACGACTTTTTGCTATTCAACAATCGGGGCAATCCATTACAGGCAAGCGAACTGACCCACCGACTGAACGGCATATTTGGCAAAAACATCTCTACATCCATGTTGCGCCATATTTTCTTAACCCATAAGTTTGGCGCTATTGACCTGAAGGACTTAACCAATACTGCCGAGGCGATGGGGCAGACGAACATAGCAACCACGATAGGATATGTAAAAAATAAATAATTATCTAGGATGATCGTATTAGAGAATGACAGATGCCAAATTCACCCTACTACCAAAAGTTGCCCCCGAAGAATTTAGCAAACTATATACGATGTTAGAATCAATAACACTACCACTAAAGGCGCCTAATTGTCTAGGGCGCAGTGCCTTTGCTGAGCGGCATAGAGCGTGCGCCTGGGGCGAGGCGTTCCATTTTACTAAGCGCAAAATCAATCTGTCGCGTATGTCAAAAAAGCATCCTGAAATACATGCGGAAGTTATGCGAGTTGCGCATCTTATATGCGACCCTGCAGACCATCAATTCACCAGTGTTTATATGAATCGCAATAATACATGCGACCCCCACAAAGACCGTAGCAATCATGGTGACTTAATTATTGTATCTTTTGGCGAGTATACCGGATGTACCCTCATGATTGAAGATGTAAATGCCAACGCATATTTACAACCGATTAAGTTTGACGGAACTAAGCAGACCCATTGGAATACGCGGGATTTAACCGGTATTAAATATTCACTTGTGTTTTATAGTCACCGCGAGATAATACGCGCCAGGCAAAAAGAATTAGAATCGCGTCCTAGTGTATAGGATGCGTAGTTGCTATCAACGATTGCTGGACTGGTTAAATATAGATTATGTTCCTGATAGTCAGCAATCTATTCTAAGAGATTTAAAAACAATAGGCATATTGGAGGCGGATTAATTTAGCACCCTATAATATAAATCATGGCACCACCTAAAGGAGAACCGCTAACATGGTTAAGACCATATAACCGATTTAGAGAAAATTGGCAGGAGCACTATGGACATACATCATTTTTTGGAGATACAAAACCAAGATTCATAGAAGACTGGCATATGGTTAGAGATGGCAGAGACCCGCGCGCAGCAACTGCTATTGAAAGACGTTTAGAAAGTGGCATGTCTAAGGCAGAATTTGACAAAGTATTACGCAATGAAAAGGTCAAAAACAATATGGCAAAGTTGCGCGCAGATAGAAAGGCGGCAATTGAATTTGCCTAACAAGGAGGCGCACCCCTATTAAATGATATGATTACTAAATACTCGTATCATTTTGCAGCGTAGCAAAACTCTCATAGTGTCGCTATGCTTTAGTAATTGCCACTTGGGTTAAATAGTGACGCACCCGATGGTTTTTCTTTCATACCACCCATTGCTTCTGCCATTAGTGACGGAGGCGCATAAGTTCTAAATAAATTGCGCGCACTTTCTTCGTATATCATGCTTCGCCCAATAGGTTGATATTCACTGCCACTTGAGGCATATCCCTCACTTTCACTAGATGATACTGGCGCTTGTACTTTTTTAGGTTTCTTTCTTGCTATGGGACGCTCATTATTTAATCCTAATTCAGCGGGTTTATTTGTATTAATTGGCGCACTAAATACAGCATTGACTGTAGCAGCATCATTAGCAGGTGTATTTTGATATAGCGCTGGAGCGCGACTAGATGCTGGTATACTGCGAATCGCCTTACTAATTTCATCCAATAGTCCTAATGATCGTGTATCAGTATATTGCTGAGGTAGGTAAGATGGCATGCCACCCCCGCCACTACCGCCACTACTTTGTACGCTGACTTTGACATTCTGTTTTACTACTTGCTTTTGCTTCTGTTTTTGCTTAAGCGGTTTCTTAGTCTTCTTCTTCGGAGGCATGCTATACACTACCAAAAGACAATTTGTTGCTGCGGCGTTGGTTTAGGCGCTGCCTTAGACTTCTTTTCGCGCTTGACATATACAATTTCTTCTTCCTCACTACTTGATTCTTCCACATAGCGAATAACCTTCTTTTTTGGTTTTTTAACCACTATCGGTTCTGGTTCAGGAATAGGCGCAACTTTTGCTACTGCTACTGATTTAGTTTTTGGCGGCGCCGTGAGCAGTTTTGCTTTAGGGGCAGCAATAGGCGGCGCCGGAGGCGCCTCTTCTTCGCCCTCACTTAACTCGGCGATTGCTAAATCAATCTCTTTCAATAGTTTAGCATCTCGCTCTGCCGACCTAACTGCTTTTTTTGCTATGGCATCTCTAAGCATTGCTGCTTTAGCATCTGCCTTTGCCTTATTCAATTCTTGTAGTTTAGCGCGACCTGCTGCTAAACCTGCCAATGCCTTTTCATTCTTAGGTTTTTTGGATGCCTGTATTGATGTTTCATTGTCGTCTTTAGGAATGTCCATCTATAGAGTTCATAGATATAAAAATCTATGGTTTTTGATAAACAGGTTGTTTAAAAATATAGAAAAATGTGTTGGAGATATGTATAGAATGTCCGACACGCAGATTAAACAGGAAATCAAGAATCTAATAAAAATTGGATTACCCGAGGATATGGCGCTGCTAGTAGCAAGTGCCAAATTTAACAAAGCAGAACTAGCACACGATGTTCTAATGGAAAAGGCGGAGGAAAATGACATATTGGCACAGTCATTAGAATTTTTTAAACCACTAGAGATACACGACACTATTGGTGTAGCGATACCGGGACATAAACCAGATATGTTTTGCGAGGTTAGCGATTGGAATGGAAAGATAACACCGCTAGAAATAACAGAACATGGCGGGGCGCATCCTACATGTGTAACTATAGATTGCGGCGATGGTTTAGCAAACGGAACTACGATTTTTGATACAATGACCGCATTATTGGAGGTTGAAAAAACTTCTGAAGATAGTATAAATGATACGAACTAAGTCGCGCATATTTAATATAAGCAGCGCTAATGCTACTAATGGATCATTTAAGAGTGATGTCAGAATACAGTTGCCCGATTTAACATTTCATAGTACCAATATTCAAAATGCTTATTTGTCTGTAATACATGCCGAAATTTGTAATTCAATGTATATTGTCCGATACACAAATGACGTATTTGTTTTAAACGGTGTATCATATACAATCGCGCGAGGCAACTACAATGTAAATAGTTTCATAACACAAATCCTATCTCAATTGCCAGTAGGTTATGCTATGACCTATAGCGCTATTACATCGCGAATTACTATGACACATACTACTACTGATTTCACAGTCAATGCTAATTCACCACTTTCTAATATAAACACAATAATGGGATTGGGAAATGACGCCTTAACCAGTAGTAGTCTAACACTCACATTTCCATATGTGGTGAATTTCTTGCCAATTCCGCGTATCAACTTTAGGTCATCCTATTTAAAAACCGGAAATTACAATAGTGGTGATAGCAGTAGTGATGTATTTCTATGCCTGCAAAATAATGCGGGTCAAAATTCGGTAATTAATTATGTCAATCAGACTATGTCTCGCTATTTGATTGAGGACAGAAATATCACGCAGTTTAATATTCGCGTCACCGATGAGGCAAGTAATCTAATTAATTTCAACAACGTGGATTGGTTTATGAGTTTTCAGATTGATATTGAATATTTAGAAGAACCTAAGAGTACGGCGCCAAACTTTAGCAATGTTTTACGAAAAGCGCAATAAACATGGTCTGTTATTATATAACAAACAATGTCCGCCTCTGCCTTTCCGTCGTCTGCTATGGGTCTTCCAAATACGCTCAAATATGATTTGCCTCCGTCCATGTCTGATAGTGCCCGCGCCTATAGTGTAAACGTTGCCCCTGATGGCATTACCACTGTAACTGCGCCTAATAACTTTATTGCTTTCACTGCTGCCAACGCTGTAGCACAGGCAGCGTTTACGTCGCAAAACGTTTCGTTTACTATCCCCTCTGGTATGTCCGACTCCGTTTTCATGGATACGTTGAATACTACCTTGTCTTTTACGCTTCTCTATACCACAACTGCCACCGCTGCCGTTGTTACTGGTCGTGCTAAGTTGTTGTCGTCTGCCGCGTCATTCTTTGATGCCCTACAACTGTACTCCAATAATACTCCTATTGAAACTATTAACCAGTATGGTCTGCTCCAGAATTTCCTCTTACAAAACACCGTCAGTCAATCTGAGCGTCTAGGCGGAATTAGTATTGCCATGGGTGCTGATAACAATAGTGCCTCTGGCATTGATATTCCTTTCACTGGCGCGTCTACTACATATAGATTAAATTTCTGTATTCCCCTCATTTCCGTTATTGGTCTTTCAACCGATAAGTTCTTCCCCATAGGATCCGTAAATAATTTACAACTTGTTATGACGACCGCTGCACTATGCCCTATTGTTACTGGCGACTGCTCGGCGTTTACTACATCTCCTACCTTCAGTTCGGTTGCTCTAACTGAATTCCGCCTTAATATGAAATATATTGACGTTGGTGATAGCGCTGCTGCCATGCTTAGACAAACCCTTCAGGATGGTAAGTGGTTTATCAAGTCTTCTACCTACACTAACTCTGCCGTCACTATTGGAAACGGTAGTTCGGGCGCCCAGCAGTTATTGCTCCAAATTCGTAATAGTTCCGTGAAATCCGTCTATCATCAGTTCGGAATAGGAATTTCTGCTGTTAGTCCTAATGGCGCCTATGATGCTATAAGCATTGGTACTAACTTGCGTCAATTACAGGTCGGCGGTTCCTTCTATCCTAATTATCCTATTAACGATAATCAGCGCCCTGCTGAGGGTTATTGCTACTTGATTCAGTCCCTCGGTGGGTCTATCCCCAAATCATACGGAACTGCCGTTGATAGATTCATGTACAATTCCGTAGGTGGTATTGCTGCCGTCCCTGCCAATAGTGACAATTGCTTAGTTATTCCTACAGTGGCATCGTCTGTTGTTGTTAGAGTTCCTCCTACCGGCGCTGTTCCTACTACTGCTGTATCTGTGCTTGATTACCCATCATCTGCCTTTTACGGATACGATTTGGAAAAATCCTCGGGCATCCTATTCCAGGGTGTTAATACCCGCGCTAGTCCTCCTTTCCTCAATCTCAATTTGGCATCAACTACAACTGCTGCTATTACTTGCCAGTCATGGGGTTACAGTGATGTAGTGTTGGTGATTGACTATGAGTCTAAGCAGTGCTCTGCCTTCATTTAAATGTACTAGATGATCGTCTAGTCTCATCATTTGGCAGAGGTCATCAAACGTAGTTATTGATGTTTGGCAAACCATTCCAACAAAAGCAATTTTGGATGCTGTTATCATTGTTATCCATATTATCCTAGTAGGGTAAAAATGATAACTTGGATAACAGCATCAGAAATCAAAAATATTTTTCACTTTTTTCAAACATCAATAACTACCAAAGAATGGGGTCTACCAAATTAATTAGAACTGATGAGCATTATTGGCAGATTAAACAATTAACTTAATAATTGTTAGTTTAACTATGGAAACCCTCGCATTTTTTGTTTAACCAAACAATAAAATTAATTTTATTGTTTCTGTAAGCAATTTAACTTAATAATTAGTTGTTTAAACTGCCATTTATCAACTTAATTGTTTAAATTAACAATCATATGGTTAAATCGGCATAGAAATATATCGGGACATTCTATAATGGTTTTCAAAAACAAGGAGGATAGGAATGAATATCAAAAAAACTACTACTCAGAACATAAGTATCTTCTAAGAGCAAAGGCAAACAATGCCTACGCGAAGTTTAAAAAGAAAGGCGGTACTACTACACTTGTAGCACGTCGCATAGAGAACGATTTAGCAGAGAATGAGCGCCGTGCTAATGAATTTCGTGAACTATTATCTCGCTCTAATTTAAATAACAATGCCGATAGAACTAGTGAGCAACCCGGAACCCAATCTAAAGAAACCTAAATTTTTAGTAGATGGTAAACTACATGATAAACTAGATGATTACGAAATTACGAAATTAATGAATAAGCATAACTTCACCCTGTTTTTAGGAAAAGCAGGTAGTGGCAAATCAACACTATTGGTTTCGCTCTTGCAGACCCCCGCACTATTTAAAAAAGTATATCATACGATCATCCTATTCTGCCCGCCAAATAGCAGAGCATCTATTAAAAATGATTTCTGGTCTGTATTGCCAGATGAGCAAATATATGATGAACTTACTATTGAAAACCTACAGGAGGCATATCAGACTGCCGAGGCAAACGCTGCCGAGGGATTTAGAACACTTATTGTTTTAGATGACGTACAAAAGGCACTAAAAGGTGAGTGCGAAAAATTGCTACTACATATGGTTAACAATAGGCGCCATGCTGCCCTCAGCATTTGGTTATGCTGCCAAACATTCAAAAGCATACCACGCCAAGTCCGTCAGGGTTTAACCGATATGTTTGTTTTCAAAATCAATAAGAATGAGACTGCCAACATATTTGATGAAATACTGGAGATGCCACCCGATATATTCTCGGATATTCAAAAGATTCTATTTAAGAAGGTTCATGACTTCTTCTATATCAACACGGCAACTCAGCGTCTATTCTATAACTGGGACGAAATAATTGTCGTTGAATAGTTTATATAAACGAATGAGCGGAGCAAAGAAATTCTTTTCAAAATTAGGAAGTGATACTAAAAAATTCTTCTCTAAGGGAGGCGCTGCTGATGTTGGTCTTAGAAAACTCGGCAATACACTTACAAAGGTTGGCGGTGTTGCGCAATCGCTTGCGCCCCTTGCTATGATTGCTGCCCCTGAATTAGCAGTTCCTTTAATGGCAGGCGGTGCTTTAGCAAAGGTTGGCGGTTCAACTGCCGGAGCAATTAGAAGCGGCGCTAAAAAGGGCGGCGACATAGTTCAGAAAAGTCAGAATGTAGTTGGCGCAGTAACATCCGGTATTGAAGCAGCAAAACCATCGGTTGCTCAAATTGCGCCAAATTTTGCCTAATCAATAAACGATCATTAGGACTAATGAATTATTTATTTCTATTGTAGTATTATAGAAACAAATGCAAGTAGGATTATACAGACCCGATATTTTAGAGAACCGACCCACTGTAAAAAATTCATTTACAGTTGTATGCGATATTTTACACTCAGCGCAATACAGCGGCACTCAATTTAATCCAACATTTACTTTAGATTTAAAACAGGTTGTTAGAGATGTCAAGTTATTAGAACGCCCATATAGAGTTACATTCTCATATCGTATGCAGGCAGGACTCGCTGCTACATCTGGATTATGTAATATTGCTGCCGCCACGCCATATCCGCTTTATTCACTACACATGGATTTCAAGAAAGGGTTTTCTATTTATCAATTATACAAACCCCAACCCTAT